TCTTCCCGTATCTCCCCGATGCAGTCGGAGCAACCCACGACCAGTCCTTTTAAGCTCAGACCTGATCCGATTCAATGACGGATAAACCCAAAAGGAAACTACCGCTACGAGGGGCAACCGAGGCAAGGGTTCACAGCCCACTTCTAAAGGGCGCTTCGCGCTATAAAGAAGTTCTTGAGATGGTTGAGCGCTTAAAGATGGACAAGCTCATGCCTTATCAGGAATGGGTCTTAAAAGACATGATGTCTGTCGATAAAAAGAATAACTATCGAAGAAAGACCTGTTTGTTACTGATCAGTAGGCAAAATGGTAAAAGTCACCTTGGTAGAGTCAGAGTTATCTGGGGCATGTTCTATGGAGACGAAAAGAAGCTAATTATCATGTCTGCTAACAGAGCAACATCCTTGATGCTCTTTCGTGAAATTGCTTGGACTATCGAATCGACTCCAGAGTTAAAAGCCATGACTAAGGCAATCCGCTACGCTAACGGTGGCGAAAGAATAGAGCTGCTCAATGGGGCGACTTTAGATGTTATTTCGGATAACTCATCTTCACCTCGTGGTCGCACTGCTGATTTCTTATGGATAGATGAAATACGAGAGATCTCAGAAGATGGCTACAAAGCTGCGGTTCCAGTAACTAGAGCCAGAGCAAATGCACAGACATTCCTGACTAGCAATGCTGGAGACCATTTTAGTTCAGTACTAAACGGATTGGTCGAACGCGCTAAAGATTACCCGCCTGAAACTTATGGCTATTACGAGTATTCTGCGCCACAGTATTGCAAGATTGACATTGCCTCTGATTCTTTCTGGAGAACGGCCGTAGCGCCAAGCAATCCAGCTTTATCTTACATAATCACTAAAGAATCAATTGAGGAAGCAATTGCAACTAATCCGATTGAGCAGACACGCACAGAAACGCTTTGCCAATGGATTGATAGCCTACAAAGTCCGTGGCCTCACGGAATACTAGAAGAAACATCGGATAACACCTTAGAAATGTCGCCGGGGGCTTATACTGTATTCGGTTTCGATACCAGTCCGTCAAAAAGACACGGGAGCTTAGTAGCAGGACAACTTCTCCCAGATGGGCGGATTGGTATCGGGATCCTAGAGACTTATAGCTCTCAGATGGCAATCGATGAATTAAAAATGGCTGCATCGATTAAAGCATGGTGCGATCTCTATCATCCAAGACTTGTATGCTTCGATAAGTACGCAACTCAGACAATAGCCGATAGATTGAAGCAATCAGGCGTTGTAGTTGAAGATGTGTCAGGCCAGCAGTTCTACAAAGCCTGTGGCGATCTATTAGAAGGCTTAGTTAATAAAAGAGTGGTTCATAATGGGATGCCAGAGCTTATACAGCAATTTAACAATTGTGCAGCTAAGGTCAATGATTCGGCGTGGCGCATTATCAAACGCAAGTCTGCTGGAGACATTAGCGCAATAATTGGCGTGGCAATGGTTGTATCTAAGTTGATGCTGCCAGAGCCTAAGCCTCAGATTTATAGTTAGACACGCCGCTTGTGTTTGTCTAATTACTTGACAAATGGTATCCTTTATGTCTATGGGTATCTTTTCGCGTAAGCCGGAAATATTAGAGGCACAGCTCGCGCCTAAGATTATGGGCGATGGCATCAACTCAATCTACAATTTTACATTTCCTGTAATTGGTAGACGAGATGCTATGGCTGTTCCTGCTATTAAGCGATGCCGCGATCTTCTCTGCACAGTCGGATCTATTCCGCTAGAGTATAAAAAGAAATCTACTGGAGAAGATATTGCAGCTCCTAGATGGGTTTATCAACTATCTAAGTCACAGCCACAATTTGTTACTGTCAGTTATTTGGTCGATAGCCTTCTATTCTTTGGGCAAGCCTTCTTAGAAGTTACAGAGACTTATCAGGAAGATAATCGCCCTGCATCTTTTGAGTGGGTTGCTAACACTCGCATTACTTTCGATCTTGATGTAACTAACACATTTGTAACACAATATTATGTCGATGGATCGCCACGCCCGATGTCTGGCCTTGGATCTCTAGTTACATTCCAAGCATTTAACGAAGGCGTACTTACAACAGGTGCAAGAACAATTCAAGCAGCTATCGACATCCAGAAGGCTGCTGCTGTAGCTGCTCAAACTCCGATGGCTACTACAGTGCTAAAAAATACAGGAGCAGATCTTCCACCTTCTGAAGTTCAAGGCTTACTCGCATCATGGAAGTCTGCTCGTCAAAATCGTTCGACTGCATATTTGACCTCAACTCTTGAGGCGCAGAATATTGGTTTTAGCCCTAAAGACATGATGTACAACGAGGCAATCCAGAATCTTGCAACAGAGATTAGTCGCTTGTGCGGCATCCCTGCTTACTACTTGTCAGCAGACCTCAACACATCTATGACATACGCAAACATTATAGATGAAAGAAAACAATTGGTAGCACTAGCGTTCCAGCCATACATCTCTGCAATTGAGCAGCGTTTAAGCATGGATGATATATCTACTGCTGGTCACTATGTAAAATTCGATTTAGATTCTACATTCTTGCGCGTTGAACCTATGGAGCGATTGCTAGTTATAGAAAAGATGCTTTCACTTGGTTTAATTACAATCGAACAAGCTATGCAGATGGAAGATCTAACACCTAATGGAAGCGAAGGCTAATGGAAAACTTATACATCGAAGCCACAATGATTGAGTGCAACGAAGAAAAGCGCGAAATCACCGGCAAGATAGTGCCCTTTGGTAATGATGAAATTGGCAGCACCAATCTTGGATCTTATACTTTTGAGGCAGGATCTATTGAGATTGCAGACCCAACAAAGATTAAACTCTTATCACAGCATGACATAAAGAAGCCTGTTGGTCGCATGATCTCAGCTGAACAAAAAGAAGATGGCATTTATGCAACCTTTAAGCTAAGCCGTTCACAAGCTGGAACAGATGCCCTAATTATGGCCAGCGAAAATTTGGTAGCAGGTTTAAGCATAGGAGCAGAGATCCTTGCATCGAAGCCATCGCGCCAAGGACACACAGTCGTAACAGCGGCAAAGTTAAAAGAAGTTTCTCTCGTAACAGAGCCAGCGTTTAAGTCGGCTCAGGTGCTAGAGATCGCAGCAGAGGAAGTTACCCCTGCTGAAGAAAACCCAACTACAGAAAGCGAGACAGCCGTGGAAGATACCACTTCAGCAGTCGAAGCAACACCTGCAGTAGAGGCAGCACCTGTCGAGGCTGCTCGCCCTACTGTAACAGCGATGTACTACACAAACCCAAGAATCGAAATTACAAAGCGTAATTACTTGGAAAACACACTAAAGGCTAATCTTTTTGGTGATGATGACTCTCGTCAATGGCTACGCGCTGCTGACAACGATCAGACAACAGGTGCAGGATTTATTCCAACACCACAAAGCACACAACTACTTAACTTCTTGTCTAACGCAGATCGCCCAATGATTGATTCAGTTTCTCGTGGAACAATGCCAGAATTTGGAAAAACATTTGAGTTGCCTAAGATTACTGAAGTGCCTCTAGTCGATCAGATCGATGAGAATGGTGCAGTTACAGACTCACAACTTGAAGCATCATTTATCACAGTCACAAAGAAATCATTTAAGGGTCGCGCGATCACAACTCTAGAACTCCTAACAAATTCAACACCTGCATTTCTAGATGAGCTTCTTGTTCAGATGGAATTTGCTTACGCAAAAGATACTGAAGAATTTGTAACAACTGCTATTCAGGGCGCAGGTACTCTTAACGCAACAGCACAGGCTAACTCAGCAACAGGTTTGCTAAGTTATGTTTCAAGCGCAGCAGCAGCAGTTTATTCTGCTTCACTTGGTTTTGCTCGCAACATGGTTGTCACACCAGAGCAGTGGGCTAACATCATGTCATACAATGATGCTGGTCGACCAATTTACATCGCTGCAAATCCTCAAAATAATGCAGGAGCACTTTCACCAACAAGCCTACGCGGTAATGTTGCAGGTCTTGATCTTCGTGTATCTCGTTACATGAAGGGTTCTGGTGGAGTAGGAACAGCAGATTATTCAATGGCTGTTATTAACCCAGATGCTTACACATGGTACGAGGGTGCTCGTCAGCAGCTTCGTACTAATGTTAACTCAGACGGAACTGTAGACATTCTACTATTCGGTCAGGGAGCACTAGCCACTAAGTTAGCGGCTGGCGCAAACTGGTTCAACCTAACCTGATAACTAGGTAACTAAGTCGCTCTGGGGAGTAGTAGCCCTCTACTCCTCAGAGTCTTTAGAAAGGATTGCAAATGGCACTTACAACAGTCGCAGAACTCCGCAGTACTCTCGGAGTCGGTACTTTGTATCCAGATGCTACGCTTCAAGAAGTAGCAGATGCCGCAGATGCAGTTCTTATTCCTATGTTATGGGCTCCTAAATGGTTTAGCGTTGCTCACAGCAATGTTGTAGGCACAGGCACTTTGTATTTTAATGAGGATGTTCGAGATACCTTTTATGTCGGCCAAAGCGTAACGATTGCTAACTCAGGTAATTTGTATGCCGGCACTAAGACAATTACAGCCGTGGGTGAATACTCAATTAGTGTTACAACTACTCATTCTTCAGCGCAGTCTTATCACCCAATTTTTCCTTATGGAACTGTATCTACCACAACTTACACAGACTGGACTACAGATACAGCAGTGCAAAATGCAGCTTTGATGATCGCTGTTGAAATCTGGCAAGCACGCACCGCCACTTTGAGTGGCTCAAATGCCATTGACTTCCAGCCTTCCCCTTATCGAATGAGCGCACAGCTCCTCGCTAAGGTGCGAGGATTGATCGCACACGCACTAGACCCTCGCTCAATGGTGGGATAATGCCAGTTGCAATCACAACCCTTCGCACAACATTAGCCACAGCATTAGTCGATAACTCTAAGTGGCAGACCTTTGCCTTTCCACCGGCAACTGTTTTGGCTAACTCTGTGATCGTGTCTCCAGATGATCCTTATTTGACACCTAGCAATAATCAACACATCACAATCAGCCCTATGGCTAACTTTAAGATTATTATAACTGTGCCTTTGTTTGACAATGAAGGAAACCTAAACGGTATAGAAGATGCAGTCTGTGGCGTGTTTGCAAAGCTCGCTGCATCATCTTTGACCTATAATGTAAGCGCAATAAGCGCGCCTAGTATTCTCAACGCTGCTTCGGGTGACCTTCTCAGCTGCGAGATGTCCGTATCAATCCTAACGAGCTGGAGCTAAAATGTCCGAGTGGGAAAAAGAAAACGAAGCCTTCCTGATCAAAATCGGGCAGGTAGCACCATCAGCACCAAAGCCAGTAACTACTAAGAAAGACGAGGAATAATCTCATGGCTGTATTTCTAAATAACAATGTGGGCGTGAAGATTAACACTGTTGATCTTTCTGACCATGTAACAGCAGTAACAATCAACAGAGTATTTGATGAACTAGAAGTAACTGCGATGGGTGATAACTCACACAAGTTTGTAAAGGGCTTAGAGGCATCAACAGTAACTATTGACTTTCTAAATGACACAGCATCAGCAAATGTATTGGCAACACTACAAGCTGCATGGGGTACAACAGTTACCTGTGTATTCTTACAAACAAAGGGAACAGCAGTATCTGCTACAAACCCTCTCTACACTGTATCTTTGCTAGTCAATAACACAACAGACATCAATGGTGCTGTTGGAGACATTGGCACACAGTCAATTACATTCACTGCTAACTCAACCGTTGCAGTAGCAACAACAGGCACATTCTAAACAATTAAACAAAGGGGCTAATCATGGCAAGACTAAAGATCGTTCGACAAGATGGAAGCGTGCTAGAAGGCGAGATTACTCCAGCAGTGGAGTACGCATTTGAGATGTACGCTAAAAAGGGTTTCCACAAGGCTTTCCGAGATGAGGAAAAGCAAAGCGATGTTTATTGGTTGGCATGGGAAGTCACACGCAGGTCAGGTGAGACTGTTAAGCCATTTGGGATGGACTTCATTGAAACACTAAAAAGTGTTGAGGTGCTTGATTCCGACCCTTTAGCTTAAAGCGCGATCTACCACTCACCTACCTTATTGCTAGGCTAAGCATAAGGTTAGGGATCGCGCCACAACATTTATTAGAGTTAGACAAAGTAATGCTAGATGCTTTACTTCAAGGCTTAACTGACGAAGCAAAGGAGATTAGAGATGCCAGCACAACTAAAAGGCGCCGTTAATCTTCGCAAGGCTTTGAGACAGTTTGCTCCAGACTTGGCTAAAGAAACACAAAAAGAAATTGCTGGAGCACTTAAGCCAATTACTGCTAAAGCTAGAGGATTTATTCCTTCAAATGCTCCGCTATCTGGCTGGGGTATGCCTAGCAAAGGTTCATGGGAAAGATTGCAATGGTCAACATCTGAGGCTAAGCGTGGCATTGGTTACAAGACAACACCATCAAAGCCAAATAGATCAGGCTTTCGTTCTTTAGCTCGCATTGTTAATGCTTCTGCTGCTGGATCTTTGTATGAGACTGCTGGTCGAAAGAATCCTCAAGGTAGAGCGCAAGCACCTGCTTATGAAGTTTTATTAAAAACCAATGCAAACTTTGGCAAGACAATTAGATCAGGAACTAAAGATCAATCAAAAAGCAATAACCCTTATGCTGGTCAACAATTTATAGATGCATTAAATAACACGGGTAGAATTGTAGATGCTTACCAGCGTGAGCAAGGCCAAGCAGGTCGTGCTACTCGTAAGATGAGAGGTCGAGCAATCTTTAGAGCATGGAAAGAAGATGGCGGCAAGGCTAACGCAGCAGTTATTAAAGCAATTGAATCATCTGCTGCAAAACTTAATGCAACAGCCAAGGTGAAGGGTTAATCATGGCCGATGTAAAAATTGACATAGCAACCGAATTCACCGGCAAAAAAGCCTTTAAGCAAGCTGAAACTGCAACCGACAAACTAAATAGAGGTGTAAAGAATCTTGCCAGCACTTTTGGTCTAGCCTTTGGTACTGCCGCTGTTTTGAACTATGCAAAGAAGTCAGTTAGAGCTGCTGCCGATGACCAGAAGGCTCAGCAACAGTTAGCCCTTGCATTAAAGAATGTTGGACTAGAGCGCGATGCTGCTAGCACTGAGCAGTACATTTCTAGGCTTGAAACTGAGTTCGGTATCCTTGACGATCTACTCCGTCCTGCCTACCAGAGATTAGCAATAGCAACAGGGAACTCTGCTGAAAGCCAGAGACTTCTAAACCTTGCACTAGACATTTCGGCCTCAACTGGCAAGGATGTTGGATCAGTAACTACAGCCTTAAGTCGTGCCTATCTAGGCAATAACACAGCACTTACTCGCTTAGGCGTAGGACTTAGCAAGGCTGATCTTAAGACTAAATCTTTTGAAGAAATCACAACACAGTTAGCAGATACTTTTGCTGGCTCAGCAAGCGCCGCTGCTTCAACATTCTCTGGTCAGTTAGCCATTCTCTCAGTAGGTGCAGCTAATGCCTCTGAAATTATCGGCACTGGCCTTATTGATGCACTTACTAATCTAGGTGAGAATACATCTGCTGCCGATCTAGCCAATAACATGAAGGCTACAGCAGGATACATAGCCGATGTTATTCGTGGCGTAGGAACCCTAGCAAGCAAGTTAAATGACATCCCTATCTTAGGTGATTTCAATGTAGGCATGATTCCTATTCTTGGATCTTACATTGAGATGTTGCGTGAAGCAGGTAAAGTAAGAACTGAATTTAACCCTAATGAGCATAAGGCTAGACTCCAGCAGTTATCTACTGAAACAAAGATTACTAAACTAAGTGCAACTCAATTATCTAATGCCAAGAAGTTATCAGCCACACAGAAGCAGATTGCAGCAGATAAGAAGAAGCAAGAAGTCTTAGACAAGGCTTCTTTACTTCTAGCGCAAGGCAAAAAGGTTTTTGACGAAGAAGGCATCCAGTTAGCTGCTGCTGCTCAAGGCAAGTTGACAGAAGAAGAAAAGGCTCGCTTAGCCCTAAAGAAAGACATCTACGATTTAGAAGCAGCGATCAATGAAGGCAACATAACTGCTGCTGCTCGCCTCGCTAATAGCATGGTGGCCAATGCTCAGAAGTTAGCATCACTTCGAACTGACATGATCGGCCTTAACGACATCCAGAATCCATTTACAATGTGGCTTGATACTTTAAGACAAATGGCTATTGAACTATCTAAGTTATCCAACATCAAGCCACTGGCCATGACTCAAGAACAGCAACTTGCTGGAGTGTTAGCATTTGGCGGAGAATTAAAGTCAAAGCAACAGAATCTGTTAGAAAGAACTGATCCTAATACTGATCCTCTGACTGCTTTGCGTTTAACAGCAGAAAATCTTAAACAGCAGCAACAAGGATTATTGGCATCAATTGGTGGAACCTATACTCCAGCCTCGATGACTGGCAACGGTGGCACAATAGTCAATCTGACTGTTCAAGGATCAGTCACAACAGAGCGCGATCTAGTTGCTGCCATTACTCAGGGGCTTTACTCACAACAGGCTTCAGGGACTCCAGTTAACTACAGTACGGTGTACTAATGGCATTACCAGCAACCCCTATTGTAAAGATCAACCTTACAGGTGGAGCATCCTTTGCCACTCCATTTATCCTAGATACTTCGCAGCTTGACTTTGCAGTACTAGGTGAGCCCGGCCAAATTATTATCGATGTATCTAATCAAGTCTCCAAGATAGATACACGCAAAGAGCGCAACCTGTTTCAGGATAAGTATCTTGCAGGTACAGCCACAGTGCGTATCCTTGATCAAAATGGTGACTGGAATCCACAAAACACTTCAAGCCCTTATTACCCTAATCTTGTACCTTTACGCTCAATCATTATTGAAGCCAATTACTCAGGCACTGTCTATCCTATCTTCAAGGGTTACATTCAGGAATACCTTTACACCTACCCTAAAGATCAAAACGAATTAGGCTATGTCGATCTAATCTGTACAGATGCTTTTAGATTGATCTTCAACTCAAATGTAACGACCGTCACAGGTTCAGCAGCAGGTCAAGACACTGGCACACGCGTAGATAAGATTTTAGACACTATTGGCTGGCCAACAAGTGCTAGGTCAATTATGACTGGCAACACCTTATGTCAAGCAGATCCAGCAACGACACGCTCTGCCTTAGCCGCCATTGAAACTGTTACCTTTACAGAGCAGGGAGCCTTTTACTTTGACAAGGCTGGCAACGCAGTATTCAAAGATCGTGACTTTGTTTATACCTCAGGTACAGCAACACCTACAGTCTTTTCTAATGCCACTGGATCTACAGACATCCCTTATGCTGGGATTACCTTTGCCCTAGATGACAAGACTATTGTGAACTCTGCAACTGTCACTAGAACAGGTGGATCGCCACAGACTGCTTCTAATCAAGACTCGATAGATAAGTTTTTTCTCCACAGCATTACAGCCAATGACATGCTTATGCAGACAGATGCAGAAGCTCTAAACCTAGCCTCTAACTTTGTAGCCTCTCGCAAAGACACGACACTTAGAATCGAAACGATTACCCTTGACCTCGTAACTCTAGGCTATGGGGCAGGCGTAGCAGCAGCTCTAGGCTTGGATTACTTCGATCCAATGCAGATTACAAATGTAAATGTGGCAGGTACTACCATTGTCAAGACTCTCCAATGTCAAGGCATAGCCCACAGCATTACGCCTAATACATGGCGCACAACCCTCACAACACAAGAAAACATCCTAGATGGCTTCATCTTGGATTCGACATTATACGGTATCCTTGACACATCCGTATTGGCATACTAGGAGAATAAATGACTTATCCATTCGTTAGCGGTGATGTCCTTACCGCAGCAGACATGAATTTTTTGCCTGCTTACACACTCAACGCACAGACTGGCACAACTTACACAGCTACAACTAATGACCAATACAGCAGATTAGTTACGCAGTCCAACGCTTCTGCAAGCACCTTCAGATTGCCTACAAACGCCACTACAGCCTTTCCTATTGGCACAGTGTTAAATATCATCAATATCGGTGTAGGTATCTGCACAATCAACGCAGTGACTTCTGGCACTACTACAGTTCTTTCAGCTGGTGCGACTCCAGCAGCACCTACCCTTGCACAATACAAAGCAGCGTCATGCATTAAAACTGGAACAGACACTTGGTATGTTATCGGTGGCGTTGCATAATGTTTGGTGTATCAGTAGGCATCATGGATGTAGGGGTTAGCGGTTTTCCAGCTGACTACCTTGTCATAGCAGGCGGCGGTGCTGGTTGGCTTGGCGGTGGTGGAGCAGGTGGATTTCGTTCAACTGTAACTGCAACAGGCGGCGGCGGTTCTTTAGAGTCACCATTCAAGTTTCTTTTGAGTACTAACTACACAGTCACTGTTGGTGCTGGTGGTTCATTTCAAGGCATCGCAGGAAGCAACTCAGTGTTTGCAACTATCACATCTGTTGGTGGTGGACAAGGTGCTGCAACAGGTGGTGCAGGATCAGGTGGATCAGGCGGCGGCGGTGGTTATGGCGTTGCTGGTGGAAGTGGAACTGCCAATCAAGGTTTTGCAGGTGGTGCAGGTTCTACTAGTGGCGGTAACGCAACAGGCGGCGGCGGTGGAGCAGGTGTCGTAGGTACTAGCTCATCAAGTGGTAATGGTGGTAATGGTGGTAATGGTGTAGCTAATTCCATTACAGGAAGTTCAGTTACTCGCGCAGGCGGCGGTGGTGCTTATGGTGCATCAAGCGCAGGATCAGGTGGATCAGGCGGCGGCGGTAACGGTAGCGTTGGTGGCACTGGTGGCAACGGAACAGTGAACACTGGTTCAGGTGGTGGTGGTGGTGGATCGGTTGGCGGTACAGGCGGTTCAGGACTTGTCGTCTTAAAATATCCAGACACTTACACAATTACAATCGGTGCAGGATTAACAGGATCAACAGCTGCGCCAGCAGGTGGATTCAAAGTATCTACAATTACAGCCGGTACTGGAAATGTGAGTTGGGCATAATGGCACACTACGCTTTTTTAAATGAAGATAATATTGTTACTGAGGTAATCACAGGCATTGATGAAACAGAACTAATCGAAGGATTAGACACAGAAACATGGTATGGAAACTTTCGTGGCCAAGTTTGCAAGCGGACTTCCTACAATGGAAAGATCCGTAAAAACTATGCAGGGATTGGCTTCACCTACGATCCTGTAAAAGATGTTTTTATACCACCTAAGCCAGAAGGTGCTACAGGTTTTGATGAAGAAACTTATAGATGGATTGTGCCAATAGATGACACCCAAACTCTCTAAAGCTGCAGTTCAACTCCGTGAGCAGTTCGATGATTCCTACCCAGATCGTGACCGCACATCGGATGGTTGGATCGGTGATACCAGACATGGTGCTCGTAAGTCTGATCATAATCCAGATGTCAAAGGCTGGGTACGCGCCATCGACATCGATCGTGACTTATCCGGCAAAGCCAAGCCCGACCTTATGCCCGACCTTGTTGATCAAATTCGTCTTGCCTGTAAAAAAGGATCCGAGAAGCGTGTGTCTTACATTATTTTTAACGGGTCAATCTGCTCCCCTATTCTTAGGTGGAAGTGGCGCAAGTACACAGGGGCTAACAAACACAATCACCATGTGCATTTCAGCTTTAAGAAAGAAGCTGA